GTTGCCGCAGGCGGATTTAACGACGCCGGATGGCACCACGCAACTTGCCGCGCTGGCATTGCCGTTAATCAATCAGGTGCCAGGCGAGACGTTACGCATTCAGCTTCGACAGTTGCTGGGGAACAAGATTGGTATTTTCGACGATGCGCAACTTGATCGTTTAATGCCAAAACAAGCGGAAAACAGCGCTCTGCGCACAGCTCCGCAGCTAAAACGCACAACCATGCGTATACTTATAGGGTTATTGATCCAGAACCCGGAACTGGCATCAGCGGTTCCGTCGTTAGAAGGGCTGGATCAATCCAGACTCCCCGGGCTTGGCTTATTTGCAGAACTGGTCAACACTTGTTTGTCACAGCCAGGCCTGACTACCGGACAGTTGCTGGAGCACTATCGCGGCACCAAAGAAGCTGCAACCCTTGAAAAACTGTCGATGTGGGACGATATAGCAGATAAGGAAATTGCAGAGAAAGCGTTTACCGACTCGCTCAATCATATGTTTGATTCGATGCTTGAACGGCGACAGGAAGAGCTGATAGCTCGCGATCGTACGCACGGTTTAAGCAGCGAAGAACGCCGGGAACTCTGGCAGTTAAACCAGGAACTGGCGAAAAAATGAATTCAACGGCTTAAGTGCCGATAACCGATCGGGTTGATCCCGACAGCCGCGATGAGGGCCAGCGGCAAAAATATAAATACACCCTCGCGTTAAATGTTGGCTGCTTATTTCGCCGACCGACACCAACCCTCATGAATTTAAGTGTGGATACCGTCTTATGGAGCAAAACCCGCAGTCACAGCTGAAGCTTCTTGTCACCCGTGGTAAGGAGCAAGGCTATCTGACCTATGCCGAGGTCAATGACCATCTGCCGGAAGATATCGTCGACTCCGATCAGATCGAAGACATCATCCAAATGATCAACGACATGGGCATTCAGGTGATGGAAGATGCACCGGATGCTGATGATTTGCTGCTGGCTGAGACCACTGCCGACACGGACGATGACGCTGCCGAAGCGGCTGCGCAAGTGCTTTCCAGCGTGGAATCTGAAATCGGGCGCACGACCGACCCGGTTCGCATGTATATGCGTGAAATGGGTACCGTTGAACTGCTGACCCGTGAAGGCGAAATTGACATCGCCAAACGTATCGAAGACGGGATTAACCAAGTTCAGTGCTCCGTTGCCGAATACCCGGAAGCCATTACCTATCTGTTAGAGCAATACGACCGCGTCGAAGCGGAACAGGCGCGTCTGTCCGATTTGATCACCGGCTTTGTCGATCCGAATGCGGAAGAAGATCTTGCGCCAACGGCAACCCACGTCGGCTCTGAGCTCTCGAGCGAAGAGATAGATGACGACGATGAAGAAGAAGATGAAGAAGATGACAACAGCGATGATGACAACAGCATCGATCCTGAGCTGGCGCGTGAAAAATTCGGCGAGCTGCGTACCCAGTACGAACTGACTCGTGACACGATCAAAGCCAAAGGCCGCAGCCACGCCGCGGCCCAGGAAGAGATCCTCAAGCTGTCTGAAGTCTTCAAACAGTTCCGTCTGGTGCCGAAACAGTTCGACTACCTGGTGAACAGCATGCGTATCATGATGGATCGCGTGCGCACTCAGGAACGCATCATCATGAAGTTGTGCGTTGAACAGTGCAAAATGCCGAAGAAAAACTTCATTACGCTGTTCACCGGCAATGAAACCAGTGAAACCTGGTTCAATGCCGCGCTGGCGATGAACAAGCCGTGGTCCGAAAAGCTGCATGAAGTGACGGAAGAAGTTCAGCGCTGCCTGCAAAAACTGCAACAGATTGAAGAAGAAACCGGCCTGACCATCGAGCAGGTAAAAGATATTAACCGTCGTATGTCCATCGGCGAAGCGAAAGCGCGCCGTGCGAAGAAAGAGATGGTGGAAGCGAACCTGCGTCTGGTTATTTCTATCGCCAAGAAATACACCAACCGTGGTCTGCAATTCCTCGATCTGATTCAGGAAGGCAATATCGGTCTGATGAAAGCGGTTGATAAGTTCGAATACCGCCGTGGTTACAAGTTCTCCACCTACGCAACCTGGTGGATCCGTCAGGCCATTACCCGCTCCATCGCGGATCAGGCGCGCACTATCCGTATTCCGGTGCATATGATTGAGACCATTAACAAACTCAACCGTATCTCCCGCCAGATGCTGCAGGAAATGGGTCGCGAGCCGACGCCGGAAGAGCTGGCCGAACGCATGTTGATGCCGGAAGATAAAATCCGCAAAGTGCTGAAAATCGCCAAAGAGCCAATCTCCATGGAAACACCGATTGGTGATGATGAAGATTCGCATCTGGGTGATTTTATTGAGGATACCACCCTCGAGCTGCCGCTGGACTCAGCCACCACCGAGAGCCTGCGTGCGGCGACGCACGACGTTCTGGCTGGTCTGACCGCCCGTGAAGCGAAAGTACTGCGTATGCGTTTCGGTATCGATATGAACACCGACCACACGCTGGAAGAAGTGGGTAAACAGTTTGACGTTACCCGCGAACGTATCCGCCAGATCGAAGCGAAAGCGCTGCGTAAACTGCGCCATCCGAGCCGTTCTGAAGTGCTACGTAGCTTCCTCGACGATTAATTTTTCTCATCTCGTTGTAGTGAAAGGCTCCCACCGGGAGCCTTTTTTACTTCCGCCGCACTACAGCCCTCTGGTCACCAGCGCGTCGTCCAGTTCGCGGTAAGCGGCTACCAGCTTATCCAGCGTCGCGCGATTTAACCCGCTGGGGTTCGGCAGCACCCAAACTTGCGTCACGCCGATACTCATTGTCTGCCTGCCCCAGTTAACGCCTCTGACGCTGAAGGCCTGCTCGAAGGCCTGTTTGCCGAGGATCGCCAGCGCAGCAGGCTGATACTTTTCTATCTTCATAATCAGCTCTCTGCCGCCGGTACGCAACTCATGCAGCGCCACTTCGCTGTCCTGCACCGTCGGGCGTTCCACCAGCATAGTGATGCCACAGCGCGTATCCAGCAGATGCCTCTCCTCTTCAGGTCGCAGCAGCCTGTCGGTAAAGCCAGACTGATGGATTACCTTCCAGAAACGGTTGCCAGGGTGCGCAAAGTGGAAGCCGGTATGGGCAGAAGATTTACCCGGATTGATACCACAAAACACCACGCGCAGCCCGGGAGCGAGAATATCATTGATCATAGTTATTCCTGGTCAATTGTCATAAGTGCCAGTATAAGAGATTGAAAATGCGCTGTTTATAAAAACATCAGACAGTATATTCATGCTGGATTGCAGGGGTAAGTTACTTTATAATCCACCCGCTATGGCCCCTTAGCTCAGTGGTTAGAGCAGGCGACTCATAATCGCTTGGTCGTTGGTTCAAACCCAACAGGGGCCACCAAATTTTAGCTTTAAAATCATATGATTAAGCCACCTCTCACGGTGGCTTTTTTGTTTCCAAATCACTGAGTGTCGCAAAAGTGTCGCACCAGTTTTTTGGTAATCCCGCGATAGATGCGATTTCGAGGTTTTTTGCGCCATAAAAAAACCCGCGCGAGGCGGGTAATTTTAGAGCCATAACTGGCGTTGTCCGGTTTGATTTGGATGCGGTGGCGCAGGGTCAATTTTTCCAGGCGTCACAATGTAGCGCTCTATTGATTCCATTGTCACAAAGGTACAACTGCAATTGATATTTGTGCACTGGTGATAACGTTCTTTGGTGTTTTCGCTCAGGTAGCGGCTAGTACGCGCATGCGCCGCATGCTTACACTGTGGGCAATGGAACATGATCACCTCAACATTCTCAAAAAGTGAATTAATTATACTCATTTATTCGCATAATACGAATCGAAAAATCCACTTAGCGGCGTATTGCAATTAAATCTTGCTTAGTGCAAGGCATCATCCATCACTTCATCGTCGTCGTATTCCGCATCATACTCAACATCAGAAAGTTTCACCTCAAGCTCTACCCCCGTCGTATAACCGCTGTTGTTTAACGTGTGAGTCACTTTGGTAATAATCCACGCCTGCTCATCGATAATGCTCTTAAACCCCAATATCTTCACCGGCGTTTCCGGGTAGAGGTCGGTGCGCCCGACGGCCAGGCTTATCGAGAATTCCGCGACACCACGCTGTAGCTTGTCCCATTTCGCCTGCGCCGCGCGCATGGCCTGAGCTTTTGTGGCGTACACCGTGGTAAGCGCAAACACGTTATCCGCCTCACCGGCCAGATATTCACCTTCCCGCGCCTCCGGGACCTTGGGTTCCTTCTTTCTGGCTTTAGCTTTCGGGTGCTGTAGCGCGCGTAAATGCTGCTCTTTGGGCTTGCGCTTCACCTTCACTTTTTTCGGTTTCGGGTCTTTGGTATGAAGCCACTGAGCCGTAACACCGGTATAAGCGCCCCGGTCGGCAATCGCAAACTGATGCCGGTCGCCATCACTGCGGGTGATCATCACCTGCGGAATGGGCCTGCCAGTGGCAGTCGTTGCATTCCCGGCTTTGAGAAACAGCAATTTCCCCGCCTTGACCGACACCTCGCCGCCGTTCCGGTCAGCCAGCCGCGTCAGGAATTTGGCATCAGATTCCTGCGTCTGGTCGATATGCGGGATATGAATCCCGGCCAGCGCCGGAATGACACTCGCGGTCAGTTTGTTACGTGCGGCTATCGCCGCCACGATATCGCCGAGGGTTTTGTCGTGCCATGACTCTTCACGCCGGGAATTTAGCGTCCCGCGAAAATCCGCACTGCGGGCGCGGATGGTCACGGTATCAGGCGCGCCCCGGTGCTCAACCTCATCAACGGTAAAACTGCCCTTGCCGACCAGCGCGGAATCTTCCCAGCCGAGGAACAGGGTCAGCACCGCACCGCGTACCGGCAACTGCACAAGGCCGTCGCTGTCATCGAGCTCGATATCGAGCTGGTCAGCCTCAAAGCCCCGGTTATCCGTCATCGTGAGGTTAATCAGCCGGTCGCTGATGTTGCCGGTGATATCCTTACTGTCCAGTTTCAGCATAAACGCGGGAGTGAGTGAGCTCCCCGCCTGGCTGTAGAGTATTTCAGACATCAGATCCCCATCGTTGAGGTGAATGTGGTGGCGGCGTCTTTTGCCTTCCCGGCCAGCATGTCAGCCTGCTGGCTCAGGTCGCCATACACCGCCGCGAGTGACTCATCCACGCGCGTTAACACCAGCGTAAAATCAATCTTCCGGGGTGAGCCGTCAGAAAAAAACTCCGCGCCGGTTTCGCTAATGCTGTTGATGACATACATGCCATAAATCTGGCCGGTTCCGGCTATCAGCGGCCACGCCTTACCCTGTTCGGCCATCAGCCTGAGCGCGGTCAGTGTCAGCGTCCCGCCGGTGATTTCCGGGTAAAGCGTGCCGTTGAGGGTGATTTTTTCCTCCCCGACGCCGAGAAACTGGAAAGCATCACGCTTACCCACGCGGCTGTTTGACGGCCAGCGATATTCCGCTTCACGCTGCATGCCCTGAAAAGGCAGTGTCTGGCGCATAAACACAAAGAAACCTAATGCGAGCATCATCTCTGAATGTCTCCCTTATCCGTCGTGACGCATGCTGGCGCGTTCACGGGCGCGTTTATCACGGTCGGCCTTTTCAACGGCATCCTGCAACTGCCGCCCAAGCTCGCCGCCCGGTGCGCCGCCGTTCTGCATCGTGATGTTGTAGTGACTTTGCCGGTTATCGACATAGGATTTACCGCCGGGAGCTACAGCGGGCTGATATCCCTGATAACCGCCATAGTTACTGGTTGCCGGAATATAGGAGCCGTTCTGCGTCGCCGCGCCCGCCTTTTCGGCTTTCTGGTCAAGATCGCTGGATTCTTTATTGATGAGGCCGAGTTTTTCAAGCACCCAGTCTATGCCCTGCCTCAGCTTGTTAAAGCCGGTAAGCGGCATCAGCAGTGCATCCGCCAGCGCCTGTCCAAACAGGACGCCGGTATCCTTGCAGGCGTTAAGCGTGTCCTGGGTGGATTTGACCGGCGCAATCAGGTTTGTGAACCAGTCCCATACCGCCTTTAATTTTTCGCCGAGCCAGTCAAAAACGGGTTTCAGGGGGGCGAATATCTCAGCAACCGGCGCAAATGCGGCGGTCAGCCCCTCAACAACCCCGCTGAAAAAGGCGCTGACGGGCTCCCAGTATTTACGGATGAGCAGCGCACCGGCGACAATCGCCACGCCGATCGCCACAATCGGCCATGTCAGCGCACCGAGTACCGTCATCATCGCCCCGCCCACCACACTGAAGACCGTCCCGAGCACACCGGCAGCAGCGATGATCGCGTTAATACCCATAACAACCGGCCAGGCGACCAGACCGACAGCGCCGACAAGCCCCACCACGCCGACAGCCACCGCCGCAATCACGCCGAGCGTTTGCGCCAGCCCTTTATTTTTTGCGATCCAGTTATCCAGCTTCAGCACATACCCGGTGGCGGTCTGCACCAGTTTTCTGAGTGAAGATTCCTGCTGGTCATACAGGTCTGTGCCGACCGCCTCATAAGCCGACTGGAACTCTTTAAAGTCGCCGCCGAGGTTGTCCTGCATGATTTTTACAAGCTCTGCTGTTTTGCCGTCCGAGGCTTTTAAGACCGCCGTCAACTTATCGAGCCTGCCGGATGATGCTCCCTGCAAAAGGGCGTTGGCGGATTTCAGTGCCTCCTCACCAAAAATCGTTTTCACGTATTCGCCCTGCTGTGCATTACCCAGCTTGTGTCTGGCAAAGCTGGCGTTGATCTCCTTCAGAAGGGTGAAGACAGGGCGCATATTGCCCTTGCTGTCGGCGGTTTTAATTCCAAGCTCTTTCAGCGCGGTGTAAGCCTGGCCCGTTGGAGCCTGGAGGCGGCTTACAACTGCCGAGCTTCCTGTCCCGGCCATTGAGCCCGTGATGTTGTTATCGTGCAGAACACCGGTCATTGCGGCCGCTTCTTCAAGACTGACTCCGGCAGCGCGGGCAACGGGAGCCAGATATGTCATGGCATCGCTGAGCCCCTGAAAATCAGCCGCTGATTTATTCATCGTGGCTGACAGGACATCCCCGATATGTGCGACCTTATCGTTTGAAAGCTGAAATGCGTTTTTGGTACCCAGCAGTAATTTCGCGTTTTCCTCCATTGTCTGCCGGTTGGCGAGCGCCATATTGAGGGTGACAGGCGTTGCCGCCTGTATGGCCGAAGCATCGCCGCCCGCTTTGGCAATGATGATTTGCGCCCCGGCGGCATCGTCAGCCGAGGCAGCGGTGTTGTCGCCGAGCTGGCGCGCCTGTTTGCGCAGCGCGGTCATCTCTGCCGAGTCTTTGCCCACGCCAAGCACCGCCTGAAGCTCCGCGTTCTTTTGCGCAAAGTCATAGCCCGGTTTCAGCAGTGCCGCCCCGGCAAGCGTTGCCGTGGTTGCCATTCCCACCCCTGCCGCGCCCACCGCAGCCGCGTTACCGGCGAGCTCCTTCCCGGCCTGATAGCGCTGCTTAACCCGGCTCAGTTTCTCCTGTTGCGCACTGACGCGCGCCAGCGCCTCACGCTGACGGTTGAGCTGTGACGTGGTTTCACCAATACTGGTTTTCAGGCGACGCTCATCAGCAGCCAGCGTGCGGGTGTTTATCCCGGCAAGGCTGAGTTCCTGCCGCTGACGCTGCACCGCTTCACGCAGGCTGTTGTGTTTAAGCTGGAGCGCGGCGGCGCTTTTGCGTGCCGTCTCCATTGCCTGCGCCTGGGCGCGGGTCGGGTTTTCGGTCTGTTTAAACGCCACGGCAAGCGCGGCGGCCTCCTGTTTCGCTTTTCCGAGCGACTGGCCGGTCACGGCAAGCTGTGCGCGGGCCTTGCGAAAACCCTCTATTTTTGATGCCTGGCTGTTGAGCTCACGTAACGTGGTTTGCGTCGCCCGCATACCTCCGGCCAGTTCCTTGCTGGCCTTGTCGATGGATTTTAACGGGCGGGTCGCCTGGTCAACCGCTTTGAGTAATACCTGTAATTTCACGCTACTCATTCGTGTTTCCGCTTCGCTGGATGGCTTTTTCTCGCCATGTAATGACCTCCGTCAGGCTCAGGGGATAGAGCTCTGAGGGCGGCCAGTGAAAAATCACCGCAATATCCGCCATCAGATCATCAACAGAGAGCGTGTCGGGGAAATTTACTGCGCCGAATTCGGCGACAAAAAACCAATCACCTTACCCGCCAGGGCAACGAGGTCGGGCAGTTCCAGCGCGGCGACTTCCTGCTCGGTCAGTGACGGCACGGTGACGCGGGGCAGCACTTTAATCAGGGCATCGACGTCGGAGTTAGCCACCGCCGCAAGGCTGACGCCGCGCAGCGTTCCGGCGTTCGGTTTAATCAGGGTGATGGCGTCGATAGTCTGCCCGCCGCGCTGAACAGGATTTTCCAGGGTGATGACGTTGTCGTTATTCATGGGTTTCTCTTCTTAACCGGGTTTCAGGATGAACCGGCCAGCGCACCGGCCGGGGTGAAAATTACAGGCCGATATTGCGGCGGTGCTGTTCCAGCCGGTCGGTGCCGTTGACCTTCTCCACCATGTTGAGGGTGTCGATTTCAACCAGCTCTTTGCCGTCCATTGTCAGTTTGAAATAGGTACAGACGACCGAAATTTTCGCTTCGGTGTCTTCGCCGGGTTTGTTCTCGCCGGTGTCGATTTCTTTCTGACGACCACGCATCACCACTTCAACGGCCACCGTTTCGCCGGTGTCGTCGCGCTGGTAGGAACCGGCAAAGCGCACCGGCACGGCATCAACACCGGTTGCGCCGTACAGCTCCCAGATAACCGGGTCCGGGAAACCGCCGAGCGACCATTCCATCGACAGGGCATCATCATCGAGGCCGAGGTCAACCGGCGCGACGCCGTTCATCCCCGCCCCGCGATAGTTTTCGAGCTTGCGCGTCAGCTTCGGCAGGGTGATCGACTTCGCGATACCCTGATAGCTGTAGCCATTCAGAAACACATTCATGTATTTCAGCTTGCGTGGCATTGCCATTCAGTCAGGCTCCTTAATTGCTGTTCACTGAGGAAACCAGCGTCGCCAGATATTTATCGGTGATGCGCTGGCGCAGGGTCAGGTTTTCCAGTGGGGGAACCGGCGTATAGTCATAATCGATATACAGTTTTCCGGCTTTCAGGGTTTCCGCGTCGTTGGCGTCCTCGTCAAACCAGCAGGTCGCATCGACGATGTAGCCGTTACTTTTCAGCTCGCGAAATTTGGCGTTGATGCCATCCACGATGTCGCGGATCAGCGTCGCGGTGATGGGCTTGTCGACCGCCCACATGTGCGCTTCGGCCATCGTGTCAGCGATAACCTGCGCCGTGCGGGTGTAGTTCTCAAACAGGAAAAGCGGGTCATCGGAACAGGTGCGGTTGCCCCAGAAGCGAAAACCGTCCTTGCGGATAAGCGTGGTCACGCCCGCCTCGTTGAGCAGGTCGGCATCGGTGCCCGGCTCCTGCAAATCCCAGAACACCGACGCGCTGATGCCGGTCACACCGTTGACGCCAACGTTAGACAGGGTTTTATGCCAGCCAACCGACTGGTCGATGTACGCGCGCAGACCGAGGGCGCGGGCGGTGGCGTATGCCGTGGTGGTCGCATTTTTCACGGTGTCCCAGGCGAGAAAGTCAGGCCAGATAACCATGAGTTCACGCTGGCTGAAATTGTCGCGGTATCTGATAGCATCAGAGAGGGTTTTGCAGCCCCACGCGCTGACGTAGCCGAATGCGCGCAGCTTCTGGCAAACGGGCGCAAGCGCGGTCGCCACCTGGAGTGTATCGAAACCCGGTACACCGAGGATGCGGGGTTTTACGCCGGTCACCGCCTCGGCGGTCAGCAGCGCTTTCAGGCCGGTGTATTTGCCGTGCTCGTCCGTGGTGCCGATGATGTTGGAAATGGTTTGCGCGAGCGCCTCTTCTTCATCGTCGCCGGTTCCCTCGGCAACGCGCACGACGACAGTCACCGGTTTTGACTGGTCGGCAATGGCCTGGAGTGACGCCGCCAGCGTGCCTTTTTTACCGGCCCTGGCGATGGCGCTTTGTACGCTGGTAATCAGCACCGGCTCATTGAGGGGAAAAGTCGCGGCATCGGCATCGCTGGCGGTACAGACCATACCGACAATCGCCGTCGAGACCGTGGAAATGACGCGCGTGCCGTCGTTGATTTCGACGACCTGCACGCCATGATGATAATCACTCATCCGTTTAACTCCGTGGGGTTGGGGTGAGTGTTATTGTCCGGACTGTACGGGCGCAGGGCTATTTATCAGGGTTGGCGGGCGTGAGGGACAACAGCAAACAAAAAAGCGGGCAAATGCCCGCCGTGATTATGCCGGTAACTCCGGCCAGTCGATTTCCGGTGCATCCCCCGACCGGATCCGGTTCAGTAACACCCGGTATGTCTTCCACTCCGTTAACAACGTTTTTTCACTGTCGGTGGCAATACCCAGTTCAACAGCATCCTGAAGTGTCGCAATCATGTTATTTGCCTGAGTTAACCGCTCCTGCTTTTTGCGTTGGGCTTCTGCCTCATCATCCACTGGCGCGGCAGTAATTTTCCCATCGTCAAAAATAAATGCCCCGCCGATTGCTTTTTCACCCGCTGCGGTAAATTCATTCGGCACATTCTCCGGCGCGATTTCCACCACAATCTGATTAACCGGAAATATTGTGCTCGCATCATAAGAAAAGTGGACGATTTCTTTTGAATCCGGATTAAATGATATTTTAAGCGTTTCAGTTGACAGCGTCTTAAGCCACCGATACCAGTCGTTATCATTCTCATCTTTCAGAAAAACCACATTCATTCCCGGAGACTTTGCGATGTAATATAATTCCAGCTCATCGGATGAAAGTTTTGCAACCTCCTCCGGCGTGTATTTCCCCCATTCTTCTAATGGTTCATATTTTTTAAATGTGCCTGATTGCATTGTCATTAAGCCACCCATGCCGTGTACCAGTTCCCACCAATGTTATATTGAATATAACGATATTGTACTGCTGTATAGTTTGACTTTTGCATCACCGCAGTAACAACAGCCCCACCTGGAGCATAGGCAAAATTATTATCATTGTTCCCGTTATTTACTTCTCCCGGTGACGCTAATCTGATGCCCCCTTGCAGGAAATTAGCACCAACCCACGAAGCCCCAGCAAAATTACCGCTGACCCATTCTGGTGTTGCCAGAAATACCCCAGAACCATCATCGTGAAGCATAAACGGCGCTTTTTTATTATTCTGATATAATCCGATCTGCGTGATGTACTGGCGTCCGGGCTTGGTACTAATATATGAACTCAACCATCCCGCGCCGGATCCTGTACTCCAGATATCACCAAATACATCACCGTTTTTATTGAATGTTGCGCTTCCAGCCTGAAATTTTTCAGCAGCAGCAATAATACCTTGCCTTGTATTAATATACGCCCGTATAGCCCAGTCGAATGTGCACTGAAAACCGATGCCATTCCAGGACTTAATGTCGATGTTATTACCATTGAAACCAGCGCCGTCGAAGCTACCCACAGCCATACCACCTGAGCCATCTCCCACCGTGACAGAAGTTCCACTCCGCATGTTTTTAGCAGATATATCACCCGTAAATGCAGCCCCCTCCAGCATCGCCACATGACGCCACGATGTAATACCCGCACCTGTACCGTTTCCTAACAGCATCTCACCCGCGTAGATTGCCAGCACTTCTACAGCAGAAGTGGGCTCCACAGTTTCAGTAAGCGCGATAATTTTCCACCAACCTGTCTGGTCTGGCGCATCCGGAGCCTGATGTGCACGCATAAACTGGCA